TCGGGCTTGTCCGCGCGTTCCATCTGCGGACCATAGACGACTCCCGGCTGGCGCTTGTCGCGATAGACTCCCGGCATCAGATCAATCCCCATTGCGGCCGCGCGCTTGCGCAAGACGTGCTTATCATTGGTGCGCAATGTCTGATCAGGGTGCCAGTACAATTCAAATAGCAAGTCGTCGGCCTCGATCAATCGACTCACGCGGTACCACTTGACCGCGCGCGGATTTGAACTGTTGCTGTGATAGGCAATCGCCCATTGGGGTTCAGACATTGACGGACTCCACTAATTTGCAGGTTGCTTCATTGTCGGAATAGTCGCTGATCACGTCCTCGCCATTGCCATAGATCAGCGCAACGACTCCGATCTTGCGGCCGGTAGCATCGCGAAACGTCAATGCATCGTAGTCGGTTGAGAACATCGCGGCCAAGATCGCGGTTTTGTTGCGCGAGTCCACAAGGAGAAACTCCTCCCCGTCGAACACGGACACGGAATAACCCGCGGCCAAGGCACGCGACACAAGCCGTATGCAAATTGCGCGTTCTTTATTTGCAGACATTGCTAGACTCCTCTGGTTTAGTGTTTGTGATAGTCAACATGGGGGACGTCGAACGACCAGCATGCGCGGCAATTGCCGCATTCGTTGTTGGTCAATGGCGCGCTGCATTTCTTGCCTTGGGGCGGCGATTGATCGTAAACACCACTAGTCCATAGCCATGTCGTGGTCGCTTTACCGTCCACCTTAGTGGCACTGACTCGGACCAAGAGATTCGACGGCACAATGCCGCCGGCCTTGGCATAGGCGAGAACAACCGCAATTTCGCGAGTCGGCAGCCAATGCCGAACGTTAGGCGTTAGGCGCGCGACCTCGCATATTGCGGCCAAATGCGCGACAGACTGTAAATCCCCGGCATCATGCCACCGATGCCAGCCCTTGGATTTAATTTTCTTAGCCTTGAGTCCCTTGGGACGCGGACCGAAGCCATGGAGTCCGTTCAACAGATACGCCATGCATTCGGCCCATCGCGCGTGCGATATCCCCGCAAGCCGCATGTATTGCGCGCGCTTGACGTCGGGAAACATGTAATTTCCCTTGAGCGCGTAGCAGTCGCTGCAGACGGTCCCAAGGACCATGGCGAGCTTAGAACCGACTCGGCACTCTTGCGCGGGGAGACCGTAGGCCGTTCCCGGCATCTTGGAGGGATAGCCAATCGGTCCGGTAATGAATTGCGCCAATTGCGCGGACATCGGCAGATTGTAGGTCGCGCTTGTGTCTTCGTTCCAGAATGCTAACGCCACACTAGGCGCACGTTTAGCGTGATTGATTTCGATGGTGGGCATTGCCTTGACTCGTGGTTAAAGTTGATTGGACAATTGTCAAAACACAAGCGCGCAAGAGAGTCAAGCGCGCTTGTGATTGATTTATTTTTAGCGGCCGCGGTAGCAGGCACTCGGCAGAACGACATATCCCAAGAGCGGAATATCGCTGCGCTTGCCGATTGTGTCTGTGATCAAAATAATACGCGGAGAGCCTAGCGTGGCCAGATCATAGCGGAATGTCTGCATTGGCCATGGCTGTGAGATATCGTTAGCAGGGTTCATTGCCTTGACTCCTCTCTTGGGGGTTAGCGGGAGAACGGGGACCACTTGCCCGCGGCATTGCGCGGCCGGCGGCGAATGAACGAGTCGATATTCGTATGCCGTTCACGCAATTCGGGCTTGTGGCCATGCCGCGCTTCGAATGCGTCAATGAATTTGCCCGCATCGCAGTCTTCTTCTAGATAGATGTGGACTCCATCGATATGGCTGTATTGCGTGAAATCGGCTGGCGTTAGGTCCAGATCGGCCAATTGGTCATGCCGGACCGCTAGCCAACCGTGACCCGGGTCAACATAGAACGAGAATGCTTTGGACATTGCCTAGACTCCTCAGATCGGCACCATTGCCGTTTAATGGGGTCGCACGGTGCGGCCCCATTAGGCTGCACTGGTCAACCGAATATTTTGTTGATGCATTCCGGACCGAAGCCCGATTGAACCGACGATGGCACAGTCAATCGCCGGCCGCACCTCCCACAGCGTCCCTCATGCCAGACGGCCAATTGGTCGGGGAGCTTTTCCTGCACTAGGTTGCGCCATGCCCAAGAGAACGCGCGGACCGACGGGGCATCCGGGGAGATATCCCCGGGCTTTGCATACTTGCGGCCGGCCCAAAAGATGGAACGCGCGATGCGGCCGATATATTTATAGTCGCTGGAATTGTCCGGACCGCACAGCAAGCCGACGAAAAAGCAATCCTGCGGCTGATTTGTTTCCTTGTCGCGCGCTTGGCTGATTTTATAGGTGTAGCGAGTCCCGGTTTTGAGGGATTCGAGGGTGACGCATGCCGATCCGTTGACGGTCTTCGGAATTTCGATAAACCGGCGCGCGGCTGCAGCGTTGTCGAATTTATTGCGTAATTTGGGGAGGGACGAGTCTTCGGTCTCCCCGTGGTCTAGATTGTCGTCGAGTCCGTCGAATATATCAGACATTGCATTTACCTCATGCCGGCGGGATTGCCGTCTCTCTATAGAGGTGCAATTTTTACAATTGTCAAGACGGCCAATCAATTAATTTTTGCCGGTATGAGTTGAGCAGCCCAAAAAATACGAGAAATAGGCCGGACGGCAGAGCCGCGAGAGAAGGGATATCCTCACAATCTAGGAATCTGGCGTTTTTGAAGTATAGACCCAGCTACGGGGGTGATCTTTTTTTCAGTCGCACTTAGTTGCGACCGGTCGCAACTAACTGCGATTAATTTATTGGTATTTTATTGTCATTGAATATCAAACATTTATATACATGTAATATTATACCTCTTATAAAGATATAGTTTTAGGGATTTAATTTGTTGTGAGATTTTGGCTACCTCTGTCCGCGGTCGGGACTATGAGTCGAATCGAGTGGATTCCCAGATTGTCAGCGGCCGAAATAAATCAAAACATAAATAGAATCAAGGGTTTAAATTTTTTTTGGCGCGAGAGGGAAACAAGCTGGATTCCAACGGATATCGGACCATACCCCTACTAGATATTGTGCCATAATTCGATAATTGGACTCGATAAATGCTAAGTCATTGATTTTGTTGACTCGAAGAGTCAAGAGAATAGCCTATTTCTGTACAGTTAGCAGACGGACCGCGCTGTCGCTGTGGAGGGGGGCACCCCCCGCCACCCCGGGGGGACGGTGGCCAGGCCCCGGCCGGCTCGCGCGCGCTTCCCCAGGAGGTTGAAAATATCTCGAACCGAAAATTCTAACCTCTACCATTTTACCTTTGCAAAATTTAATTGACCAAAAAATCCCAAAATCCTAAAAACCAAAAATGCAAAAAATCGACCCGCTAAAAAATGTCGACCCGAAAATATTCGAGCCGCACCCTCTCGCAAAATTCCTGAAATTTAATCCGAAATTGTACGGCCAGGGTTATCCATACTCGCCCTTCGTCGACGTGGTTTATATTTTGTGGGGTTGGGTAATTATGCTGCTGGCAATATTCGTCGGAATAAAATGGCTGTTTAATTTTCTAGCGAATCTGGTGTAAGACGTCGACGTTGTTCTGCTCAAGGTCAACTTTGGGGTCAGGATCCTCTTCGGGCGTCCTGGCCCTACTTTTTCACTTTTCCACAGGCAGAATCGGCTGTATTGGGGGTCATGCCGTGCGAACCACTAGCCCTGGATCCCGACATCCCCATCCGCCTGGCGGATGAGGGCGTACCATTACGAGCGATCGCCCGTGCCGTCCGGCTGCCGTCCGATATCGTCCGGGAAAAATTGCATGAGGCCAGGGCGGCGGGGAAGCTGCTTGATCTGCCGCGGGATGACTGGCCCCCGGGCTTTCCAAGAGATCAGCGCGCGCTCCAACTCAGCCGTTTGGCTACGGAGAACCGCGATCAGCTCTTGGTTGCTACGCAGCAGATCTTCGGTCTGACGCCGACGGAGATTGGCCTGTTGATGGTTCTGATCCAGCACCCGTCTTTGCTCAAGGACCGCTTGACCAACATGATGACCTCGCGCACCTTGGATGTGCACGTCTGCCGGATCCGTCGCCGGCTCATGCCGCACGGGATCGAGATCGAGACGTTGTGGGGGCATGGTTATCAGTTCTCCCCGGAGAATCAGCGCAAGGTGATGGACTTAATTCTGCACAAGGTGGCATCTCATGATCGCAACGATCAGCGAGCTGAAGCAGATGATGGAGCTGTTCTGGCGTGAGGGTCAAATCTACAACCCACTTGCCGTCTCCGAGTGGTCGGAGTTCAGGCTAAAATGGGAATGCGAGCGTCTCCGACAAGCACGACCGATGTCCATCGTTGATCAAGAGTTCCGCGCAATCCCATCTCTGCCAATTTCTTTATATCACTGAAGTACGGCTCTTCGCGCCAGCGATTGGGGTAGGCTGGGTCGACCAAGAAGCTCATGACCATCTGGCCTTTGCTGTCCTTGGTCGAAGTCGAAATTACAATTTTGGACTTGGCTGGGTACCAGTAGTCGGGGATGCGCGCGTCGTTCAACCACATACAGATGAAGTCGCGGCATCCCCCTGGCCGATCGACGTAAATGGTGCAGGCCCCGCAGGCGTTTCCGGGCCTGGCGTGCGGGCACCAGCTATTCGCCGGCTTTTGGATCTCCGGGATCGACATCACCTTGCAGCACAGGCTGCACTGTTGACACGTCCTCGCCATGCTCGATGGCCTCTACCACTCGCTTGCCCATCTCTTGCTCTGCGGCAGTTTGGGCTGCGATCGGGTCTACCGGGGCCGGTGTATCGGTGCCGCGGGTGTCCAGATCGGTTTGTTTAGTCTTGCGCCGGGTGTATTTGCGCTTGGGTTTGGGCTTGGCGACCGACACTGGCTTGCGCTTTTTGTTCTTCTTGCCGGTGACGGTGTAACGGGATGAGGCTTTGGTCTGGGCGTTACGGACCCGACGCAGGGTCTTCTTCCCTAATGTCTTGCGCTTCTTCATCTAACGGCTCCTTGAAGATGTAAAATTGAGCCAGATGGCTGCGCTCGAAACAATGCGGGAAGGCCTGAATAAAATCAAGCAGCCAGGGTTCGCGCTCGATTTGAAAGTCGGTGATGACGCGCCGGCCTTGGCCGTCGACCTGAAATGGGATCGCGACTGATTCGAACGTAGGCATGTGGTCCTCGTAAGTATAATCGTAGAAGCCAATGATCTCGCGGCCACCGTCTGCGCTCGGCCCCCAGATTGCAGCGTTCTCGACGTAGACCTTCATGTCCAGCCCGCCGCTGTGATTCGCGGCCGCTCATGCAGCCGTGGCCGTGGGGTCAGCCGGCGGGCGAATTCGCTGACCAGTCCACCATGGACCACTAGCGAAACGTATTGTAAGCAGTCGGCGACATGCGAGAACCCCTCTTTATCGAACTTCTCCGGCACGGTTTTCAGGCCACCGTCTTTGTACTTTTTGTAGCGGTAGCCGCCGCTCATGCCGCGGACCAGCCAGGGACATCCTTTGGCGTTGATGGCGAGCGCAGGGCCGCCGTTTACCTGCTTCCCCAGCATAGCTTCCACGGCCCGGATGCGAGTGTCGATATCGTTCGTCGGTGCCGGGAAGCAGGGCAGACCCATCCGCTTGAGTGCTTCAAACGAAGTCTCCTCGGCGATCGTGCCCTTAGAGACGCCCGATGGATCGCCGACCAGGATGACTTTGCTGCCGATGTACTTTTCGTGGAAAAGAGCCGGCCGTAGTGACTGTTCGACGTGTTTTTCGAGGCCCACATTGGTGGCGGGGACTTCTTGATGAATCAACAGCCTGCCGAGATGGTCGACCTGGGCGATGATGGACCAGGGATTGCGGCCGAAGTCTTGTCCTACGACCAGTGGATAGCCTGGTATCACAAAGGTGTCAGGAACGACGTGGAACGATGGTTTGAAACTTGCTCGGAAGACCGCTTCGCCGGAGGGGTCGTCGCCATATTGCGCGTAAACGTACCGCTTCACCCACGGGTGTTCGCTCCCATACATCTGAAGAAATTGCTCATAGTACTTGCGACCTTGAGCGACCCGAACGGGGTGGTTGAGGGGAAGCGATTTCGTCTCTTCGGTCTGCAGCAGATAATTGAGATTCTCGGCGGCGTCCGACATGCCGCTTGGCTGGACGAATACCTGCCAGTTCGGCGGGGGCTCGGTCATAAATTTGTGCCAGTCGCTGAGTTCGACTGGCATATTGGTGTCGGCAATGATGCCATACCAAGTGGGGACACCGCGATTGCCGCTTGGGTAGCGGCCAATGCGTCCGCTGACCGGAGCGAGAATGTCAAAATTCATCTCGATGGCTTCCGACAGCCAGGCTCCAGTCAATTGCATGGAGAGCAACCTGGCTTGATCTTCGGCATTTTCCAGCGGGATGAAGATCCACTCTGATTTGATGTCGGCGAAGTCGAGATAATAGGTGCCGTCCGACACCTTCCAGTCGCCGAGACCTGCCAGCCAGGACTGCACGTCTTTCAGGACGGTGTCTTTCAACTGCTTCGCAATCCGCGCCTTGACGACGGTCTTGGCGGGGATCTTGATCGCTTCGCCGGTCGCCGGGTTGCGGCCCATACGAGCCTTCCGTTTCTGGACGACCAGCTTCACCATGCCCGGCAGCACGAACTCACCTGAGCGCTTGAGTTCCTTTTCTGAAAGGGTGGTCAATTCGTCGAAAAATTCTCTCGCCTGAGTCCGCTTGACCTCGAACCGTTCAGCGAAGTGCGAGAACAATTCCGATTTGCCCATTCTGCGGGCCTCTGCCATCACGTCCCCCCAGTGCTGGTGCGCGCTGATCTTCGGCCGCATAGCAGTTGCGCGCGCGTCACACTGCAGCGGAAACTCTTTGGAAATCGCGTAATCCTAACGCGCACTTCGAATCGCTGTCAACGAAGCGCAGCGAGTCGATCCGTCGATTTCGGCCTGAAGTGCTAGAATTTTCACGCATGTCAAGCGCGCCGTCGCTCGAGACGTTTCCCAGTCCGCGCCCGGAGCGCGAGTTCGAAATCGCCATCAGCTGTCCCGAATTCACCTCGCTCTGCCCGAAGACCGGCCTCCCCGACTTCGGCGAGATCCGCATCCGATACGTGCCGCGCGACCTGTGC